AATCGAAGCGGCAATGCAGGTGGCAATGGCTCTTATCAATTTGTTTCAAAAGGACGAGGAGACATACGAGGATAGAAAAAACGTTTATCAGGCTTATATTAAAACAGTGGACGAGGTAATTGATAGAGAAAAAGCATTGATGGACACAATGACGGACACTCAGGATATTATGAAAGGCACGGCAAGAGTTGCAGAGATGTACGCAAAACAGGAAGAGCAAACCAGACGAATTGCCGACGAATACCTCCACGAGGGCACAAAAGGCAAGAAAAACAACCGCGGCACAAAACGAGGCACCGCAATGGGCGAAAAAATGACAAGTCAAGACTTCGCAGATTTAAGAGCCGCCGGAATATACACGATTAACAATGCAGTTGAAGTAAAAGATAGATTAATGGATTTGAACGGCGAACAAATCCGGGCAATGAAAGAACAAGCGGTCGGGTTCTATTCTAAACTTGACGATGAAACCCGTAATTTTTTGGACACAATCGAAGATATATGGGAAAAAACAAATAATTTGGAACAAGAAGAGGCGGAGCGCATAACGGGCATATCGTTTGACGATATGAAAGACAATTTCAAATCTACATTGTTAGATATGAATGCCACAGCCGAAGACCTTGGCTCTACCATATCAGACACAATCCGCGAAAAACTTATTAACAATATGGTTGAGGACGAGTTGAACGCAGATTTACAAAAAATTTACGATTTTTACAAAAATGCGATGAAAAGCGGCAACACCATAGATGCGGAGGAAATGCGCAAAATAAATCAGATGAAAGACGACGCTGCACAAAAGGCATTGAACCGCAGGAAAGAAATTGACAAGGTTATAGGGCAGGACGCGCAGGACGAAATCGAAAATTCTTTATCCGGCGCAATCAAAGGCGCAAGTCAAGAAAGCATTGATTTGTTGGCAGGGCAAACAAACGCAGTCCGCATGAATCAGGTTGAACAAATCAACCTCGTAAAACAGCAATTAACAGGCATAATGTCAATTAATCAATCTGTAATCAACAACGGGAAAATCCTGACTGATATATTAACAGAAATCAGATCGACACAACCGGCGAACCTGAGAGGTCAGGGTATCGAAATTTAAATTTTGTGTAGTTTATAGTACATTTTAAGGCATTGAAACTCAGTAAATTAAAAAATGTTTCAATGCCTATTTTTTTTACATATTTTAACAAATATTAGCACTTTATATGTAACCTATGCCAAATATTTACGTATATAAAAATGTAAATAAACTTAATTAATAACGATTAAAACATTACTACTATGAAAAAGATAATAAACACCATTGCAGAGATAATCACAGCAAAAGTAAAAGTTGCTTGGTTTGAGGTTGTAACCACCGGCAAAGCAACCGCCAAAACAATTGTTAAAACATTAAACGGCATACTTTACGAAGTAACCGCAAAACCTGATACCAACGGCAACATTGCAATTCACAATTTGGCAATTCAGGGACTTTTGTTCAACATTTAATTTTATACATAACCGATATAAAATATATCACAAATCAAAGGTAACGGGCGGATTAACCACCGCCCACAAAAAATAAGCAAAATGGAAAAAATAGCAGAAATGATACAAGCAATGCTTGAACGCCTGAGTGAGAAACAGCGCACCCCCAAAGAGGTAAGCGAGTTTTTGAAAAAAGAATACGACGATCAACCGTGGTTTCAATTCTTATATCCAAACTACGATGTTTTTGCTGAGTTGGTTTACAATTGCACAGTTAACGCGGGCAAAAAGCCAATATGGAAAGCACGTCAAAAACAAATCTTAAACGCACAGGGATATTCAGTACGCCCATAAATATATTAATCAAAGGAAACGCCGGGCTAACCACCCGGCACAAAATAATATAAAGATATGATAAAAGATATTTGCACATTGGATCAACTCAGAGCAAAAATTGAAGAGGCAACGTACCTTCTTGTATTAGTAAGGCAAATAGCAAAAATTTTGCACCAAAGCATTTTGCAAAAAGAAATCAAGGCCTCAGATTTGGAAACGCAAAAAATGTATATCCAAAAATGTTATAACGATGACGGCGGTGAGGGCGGCGCAATCAAAACCGACCTTGAAACCTTTGAACGGTTGGTTTTGCACACTCTGCAAACAGTCTCTTATTAATCGAATCGGCAACCGGCGGGAAACGCAAAAAAAAATATTTGCCGGTTGTCGAATATTTTTATATTTTTGTCGAAACTTAAAAAAAAGTAAAATGAAATACTACACATTAACAGAGGCCGCCGAAATTCTCGGAATGAGTAAGAGCCGGTTATGGCGATACATCAAGGACGGCAAAATAAAAGCGGAAAAACGGCAAGGGCGTGGTTGCATTGTCGAAAACATTATCCCCGAAACTGAAATCCCGATAATGCAAAACCGACGCGGATCGGGACGCCCAAAGGGTGCAAAGAATAAACCGAAAACACCACCCGAAAACACACCCGAAAAATAGGCGTTTATTGTCGTTATGTTGCTTTTATTGTCAAAATCAACATCGACGCAATCACATTAAATCGGTGTTTTGCCTTGTAAGTCCACAACCGGCACAAAAGATATTAGTTCGGTAGGGACTACAAATGGTGCTGAGTTCTAAGGGATTATAAAAACCAAACCCGAAAACACACCCGAAAAACACAAAATGCCGATATTCATTCCTGAGTATCGGCAATTTTTTTATATGGCTTAATTATTTTAACACTTTTTAATATTTATCTTTATAAAATATGCAACATACGTCAAATATTTACGTATATAATAATGTAATCAGTAATCAAAAATGTTAAACATTCTAAATACAAAAGCCATGAAAAACCAATTTAACATAAAGGAAGCACTCACCGCAATAAGAGAAAATATTATTGCAAAATACAACGAATTAACATCAGATAAATTTTTCGATGGTGTTTCATTGAAACAATTTATGATTGAGATTCTCAATATTGCAAATCGTAATTCGGATAGAATGAGAAGCCAAAATTCCTTTGATAAGATGATAATGAATTTGGTTGCAAATGTAATGATGAATCATAAAAGAATCGGTGGCAATGACCTTGACGCAGCCGATAAAAAGAAAATGCAAAGATATTACGCAGAGGATTGGCAACAAAGAATTAAATAAAAATTTGTTTATCAACGATATAAAATAAATCATAAGGTAACGCCCCTCTAACCACGGGGCAATTAAAACAGAAAACAATGAAAGCAACTACATTACAAAAGAGAATCGAAAAAAAACTCTACACTAAGCAAGGCAAACTTGCAGCACGATTCGCAAATCTCGATAATTTATTAATTAACGGTATTTGGCACGGCAAAACATACAGCGGCAGAGGACGTTTTACAACCCTTACAAACGGCGATCATTTGTCAATGATTGAGGCATTAAGAAACCTTGGCATTGATTTTAAAGTTGGTAACGACGCTCCCCGAGGTGGGGGTATTGGCGATTATGTTGCCTTAACCGAAAAGGGCAAACGTCAAGTTAAAGAATATGCAGATATTAAACGCGCTGAGAGAATGGCTGAACTTGCCGCCGAAGCTGCAAAACGTGAGGAGGAACGCAAGGCAGCTGCCGAACGCGAGGCACAATATCAGGCAGAATGTGATGCAACCTACAATCTTTGTAAAGAACGCGGCGTTTCGATTGAATGGAACGATTCAAAATGGTACGATAAACCATTCAAATCGCCCAACGGTGCAATTTACCACGGTTCAATCACTAAAAAAGTATACCACGAACTCGCAGCCACCGCCGGTGTTAAGAATAACAAAGGTTGGCGAAAATATGTTGATGAATATGTTATGCAAAATTTTGAACTCGAATTTATAGAAAGATACTACCGTTAACCAAAACATTTTTTCAAGTAAGCCGGTTTTATTCCGGCTTATTTTTTTACATTTGCAAAAAAACTAATTTTATGAAATACATTGTAAATATCACATTTAACGACGGGGATAAAGCCGAAATAAAATGCGAGGCAAAAAATCAGGCTGCGGCATTATCTCGAATTGCTAACACAAAGCAATTTATTGATTTTGCAGACGGTAAAAATATTGAAAGTATCAATATAAATGTTGATACGAATAAAGAACCTGAATTTGATTATATATTGCAACCGTCAACCGAGCACGGGTGGTGGGTTGTAACAGATAAAACAAACCAATGTGTTGTAAAGTTCAAAGAGAAAAATTTTAACCAAACGGCAAAAATCACATTTCTTAATGATACATCACAAAATCCGGTCCTTGATTTAGCAACTATATTACGAAAAATTGGAGATTGGGTAGCAATCAATCACAAAGAAATTGTTTAAATTTTCAGCCCAGCACAAATTCCCAAACTTTTTTTGTATTTATCCGATATAAAATATATCTTTACCGCAATATACAATGTGCATTATACTTTACATTGCAAAATTATAAATATGTAAATTATACTTTACTTATGGATTACTACATAGATAATTACAATTTTAAAGGTTTCGGCATATACGTACAGGAAAGCACCGGCGTAGTAGACCTTCCGAAATTCAAACCACCCACGGAAACAGATTGGGCAGAGTATAACGGTGTTATTATCGACACAGAAAAAACGCCGCGCACAGAAGCCCGGACAATTCAATTAAAATGCTTTTTAAAGGCTGATAACCAAATCGACTTCCTTACAAAAATATCCGCGTTTCAGGCTGTGTTTATGACAAAGGGGTTAAAACGTTTGTCGATTATCCTTACAAATGAAGTTGGACTGTTCTTTGATGTCTACATGTCCGACGGGTTACAGGTAACAAAACGGTGGTCAGATTCGACAATGGTGGGGCAATTTACCGTTACATTGATTGAACCAGAGCCAATTAAAAAAATAATTCGTTTCGATAGTCAAGGCAGCGCGTCCACATTATCCTTTAAAACGTCGGAGGCTGTATCAATCTATTGGGGAGACGGCTCTGCGCAGCAAGACTTATACGGCAATGTTTCATTGTCGCATACTTACGACGAATCAGGAATATATTTTGCAATCATTCACGGCAACATCGACAATATTACAGACCTTACAACAAGCGGCGATGTATTAACAACAAACAACGGCGGCAATATTGAGATTGAAATCCCTGAGATATTGAACGGTGCGCTTGAAAGTGTCGAACTATTCAATGTTGCCGAGCCGGGAATATCTCAATTAACGCCTTATATACGTTTTGCTTTTAACAACAATTCAGAAACTCGATATTTAAGAATTACGATCGACGCGAACGACGAATGGCTGGAACAAATCACTATTATTAATAATAGACTAAATGCGATAACGGCAGATATTACGAGTTTGCAAAGCAACAAAGCAGACAAAACACAAATAACAACGTTACAACAATCTATTACCACAAACGCAACGAACATTGCCAACAACACGTCGGCTATTACAGCGATTAACAACAAAATCGGAGAGCCTAACGGCATAGCCGAACTTGACACAACTGGCAAGGTGCCACAATCGCAGTTACCATCGTTTGTTGATGATGTGGTTGAATATGCAAGTTTAAGCAATTTTCCGGCAACAGGCGAAAGCGGCAAAATCTACATTGCGATTGACACTAATATTACATACCGTTGGGGTGGCTCAACTTACGTCCCTATCGGTTCGGATTTGGCTCTTGGCGAAACCGCAAGCACAGCCTACCGAGGCGACCGCGGGAAAGTTGCATACGACCACAGCCAAACACAAGGCAATCCACACAATACAACTATTGCACAGATTTCGGGGTTGCAATCCGCATTAAACGGGAAACAGCCTACAATCGGCAAGAACGAGTATATAAAACAAGTTCTTAATTTAGATAATTATACAACGTCGCAAAATGGCGAGATTGTGGAGTATATCGGTGTTACTAATAGCAAGTATACACACGGATATATCTACGAAAGAGACACAAGCAAGGATATTCCTGCTGGCTCCTTAATTATTCATATTGACGACGAAGAAAGCTACAACTATAACGAAGACGGCACCGAGAAAACAATCACAATTCCCAAACAAGACTTTATCACAGAAGACTCTTCCTCTTTCTCTTTTTATTACTTAACTGTTACAAGGCGGATTAATAGTTCATACACGCATAATGGAATAATTAACAGTATTTTAGACTTATCTCAATCTGCTGTTAGTGGCTTGATAATATTAGTTAGTTTTGAAAGTACATTAACAGGGCAAATATTAATCAACTTGACATACGATAATGGTGAATGGAAAGACGAGAACAACTACACATATACTATCAATAGTTCAACAAAACTAACCAACCCAATCTATACTCTAAAAGGAGAAATCAACAAACGAATAATAATTGGTACTTCAGATTATTACTGGGTGGAAGGATTCTCTTTTAATGGCGGATTTACAACTCTTATTATCGATTTAACTGACAACCCAACAGTCGAAACGATATCCGAAGCAATTATTTTTTGGCAACAAACCAACGTCCAACCACAGAAAGACACCACCGAAATCGAAAGCAACATTGCAGCATTACAAACCGACAAGGCAAACGAAGTTACATCATTTACGGAAGCAGCAACACGCGCCAACATTGCAAGTGGCGACACGGTAACGACAATATGTGGAAAGATAAAAAAATGGTTCACAGACCTCAAAGCAGTTGCATTTTCGGGCAGTTACAACGACCTTACTGACAAATTGCAAAACGCAACCACCACCACAGCGGGATTAATGTCGGCAAATGACAAGTTAAAACTAAAATCTTTCGATAGTTTAATTTATGTTCCTCAACAAAATTATAGTTCTTTAACTAACGAAGATGCAGCAAAAGAAATAATAGCATATATTTGGCAAAATTACGACCATAATAACGCAATATTTGAAGGCACAGTTAACGGTAGAAATCTAATGTTTTATCGTGGATGCTGTTATGCTACCGATTTAAACAATTTGCCAGCTATTTGTAATTTTTTGTTTACTGTTGCAATCGGTAATGGAACAACATTTAAAGCAGGTTACGCCAATGGAACGTGGTATTATGCAGAAATATAAGTTAATATAATAAATGAAGTACTCTGTTTCTTGCAGAGAAAATTAATTAAACTATAACATTATGACAGCAACAGAATTAATAACATTGCTTAAAGCGGAACGAAACAGCATACAGCGTATCGAGGGGTGGAGTAACCTCACCCTTGAATTTACTATGAAAAACGGTGAGAAAATCACCTTGACACAGCCGCCGAAACAGGTAACTTCTTTCAAGACTTTGCCAAAGAGGGTGCGGAAGTTTCGGACGGTGTTTTGCGAATCGGTTGGATAGACCCAACAAAGCGCAGAGACGAACATAGCGACGACGGCACAACGCACACTATCACGCTCTACGAGGGTATCGAGTACCGCTACATATTAGCGGAAAACGTAGAAACCTTTGCGTTTAAGTTCGACCGTAAGAGCATTACAACTATCAATTTGCAACAAGAAGAAGGAGGTGAATAATGATAATTACTAAAATAAATGTAGACGAGTTAAAACTCGCAGAAACCGACATAACTAGGAGCGTCTTTGCAATGCTCCCACCAGGACTCAAAGACGTGGTAAAAGACCACGCTCCGGCTATCTATCAACCTCCGACAAAGACACAAGTAAGTGTAGACGTATCGCAGATACTCGGAGTTTCAGAGATTTACAACGACCCGATATTCTGTAAAAAATACGGAGTAACCGGTTTTTTCCGTATTTGGTTTAAAAACGGATTATCTTGGTACGTTGCCGACGACTTAACTCCTGAAAATTACGAGCACTTACAACTATATATAAATAAATAATCAAAAAAACTTTCAAATATTAGGTTTTGTAACACATCGTTTCTATTTTTGCGATATAAATTAAAGCGGTTATGATTACGATTAAACATATTGACACAACGGAAACTGTTTTTCCGAACAGGGAGAAATCGGCTGTTATTGTAAGAGCCGAACAATCAAAGCAACTAATGTCGGAAGATGTGCTCAACGTCGAAATCATATCCGCTGAATCGATTGATTTTAAAATCGGCGATTATATCGAGGCGTTCGGTCAAACTTACACTTTAAACCAATTGCCGAGCCCGAAAAAAGAAAACGCGCGACGATTCAACTATTCGCTAATATTTGAAGGTGAGATTTACGAATTGTTAGACGCGGCGTGGTTGTTACCTGACAACACCACCGGCGATAGTTTTACAGGCAATCTCGGTGATTTTCTTTCGATCCTGATTGGCAACGTTCAACGTTCGCACAGCGATTGGGTATTGGGCTCATACCCGACCGCAAAGGACACTATTTATAAAACTCTTACATTTACAGATAGTAATTGTTTGCAATCATTACAAAATATTTGTAAAGAGTTTGAGGTAGAATTTGAGGTTTCCCGAAACAACGCCCAAAGAGTATTAACAATAAAAAATGCCGTCGGAACCGATTTGCCTTATTCATTCCGATACGGTAGGACCGGCGGAACGTACAACATACAGCGCAAAACCAACAGCAACAAAAACGTTGTTACACGATTATACGCGTTCGGTTCGTCTAATAATATCCCGAGCCGTTACCGTTATTCAAAACTTTGTTTGCCCGGCAAGGTTAAAAATCAATCATACATCGAGAATCAAAACATTGTTAACGTTTTCGGACACCGTGAGAATGTCCACAACTTTGATACTATCAAACCCGAACGCAAAGGCAGCATAACACAAGTTGATTCCGTGGTTGCTTTCAGGGATAGCACAATGGATTTTGATTTGAACGAAACCGACAATCAAGGCAATACAAAATGGCTGATTCCGGGCAATGCTGCAAAAGTGGAATTTCTCACAGGCAACCTCGCCGGATATTCTTTTGAAATTACCAAGTACGAAGCGACAAACAAAGATTTTCATTTAAAGCAATTCCGAGACGAGAATGGTTTGATATTCCCAAATCCTGATTCCGCGGCATTTCAATTTGCCGTTGGAGATGAGTATTTTATAAGCGGAATAAATCTGCCTGATAGTTATATTACGGCAGCCGAAAACAAGTTGCAGACCGAGGCAGAAAAATATTATAACGAATATTGCAAGCCACACGTTGACTATAATATTGAGTTAAATTCGCAATATTTAAAAAAATTGGTTAACGCGCAGCCCGATTCCGTTGTTAACGTTTTCAACCCTGGCGACAATATCCGCATTATTGACGATGATTTGGCGGTGGATTCCCTGATAAGAGTAACAAAATTTACACGCGATTTGTTAACCGACCAATATGCCTACAAACTCACATTGTCGGATTCAGTACAATACACAGCGTTACAGCGGATAATCGGAGAGTTAAGCACAATTAACGAAGTCATTAAAATGAATGACTTAACCAACGCGGCAAAGGCGCGTGCTAATTGGCGGACAATGCAAGAGGTTTTGGATTCCGTTTTTGACACAGAAGGACACTATTATAGTGAAAAAATCCGACCGTTGAGCATTGAAACATCAATGTTGAGGGTTGGTTCACAATCTCAGCAATTTATTTTGCGAGATATGGAATTTACACCGAATTACGGAGGTAATACCGGGGTTTTGGTGGTTTCCAACGGAGTATTAGACCATTACACAATCGATGATGACGGTGTGAAATCGTGGACACTTACCGGCAACACGTTTTCGGGATTATCTGCAAACGCCGCTTATTACTTATACGCTAAATGTAGCAAATCAGGCACAACCGGCGTGGTTACGTGCGAGACCGTCCAACACCCGATGGAGGACGAAAGCGACACACAAAACTATTATTTTCAAATCGGTGTTTTGTCAAGCGTGATAGACGGAGTGAGAAAACTTACATTAACATACGGAGGCACAACGATAAGTGGGCAATACATAAAAACAGGTCAAATTGAGAGCAACACAGGAACAACGGTTATCGACCTTGACACCGGCATTATTCAAGGCGTGTTTAACTTTATATCAGGGTTGATTTCTGGAGAAATAAAAATCGGAGCAAATGCTGAAAGTGCGATTTGCGGATTAGGTGGGGATTTTTTAATGTGGGGAAAAGATGGGAATCAATACAAATTCTATATTGAAAAAAACGGCAATTTTCGATATATCATTTCAAAAGATTGCCCGAACAATAATGGATTTGTATTAAGAATTGACACAGGCACACAAAATGCAGTTCCTTTTACATTAATGCGAAATTTAGAAATTTACCCCTCTTACTCTACTGTGGATGGTTCAGAATTAACGGCATTAAAAGTGTATGGTAGGAGTTATTTTGACAATGACATTGAATTATCGCCAACCGCAAAAATCAAAGTTCCTGATTTGGTTTCTAAATATTTCAAAAAGAGAATTAAGTTAAGTACAATGTACACAGGAGATAAAGTGATATATTTGGCACAATCTCCCGTCATTATGGCTCTGATTGAAATTTCTTATGTGAATGGAGCGTTCGCGGCGGTTACATACGGAGGTGCACCTCGGGAAGATTATGATAATTTATTGTTTGGAATAACAGAGTGTACAAGATTAGGCACCGGCATAGTTAAGATTACATTTAACCATTCTTTTGAACGAGAACAAGATTATTATATTGTAGGAATTGGCACGAATCCAAATTCGCCTTGTTTTGTCTCTATAAAAGAAAAAAAAGTAAACGGATTTACGGCATTTATCGCAGATGATAACACACCAAACGATTTGCCGTGTGAAATCAAAGTGTTAGGAATAAAAGGGTATAATATTGGTAATAATGAATAATTATGGAAAATTTATTAGACATATTCGACAAACTTGCATTCCCGGTTTCGGTTTGCGTAGTGTTGTTTGCAATCTTAATGTATTTTGTAAAACACGCGTTAAAGATGTTGGCAGAGACACTCAAAGCCAACGCAGCCGAACAAAAGGAATATGTAGAGTATCTAAAACAAAGCAACGCGCGGCTTGTTTCGGTTGTAGAGGATAACACCGAGACAATCAAAAAATTTTCCTTTGTGTTAGAAAAATATATGCAAGAGAAAAAATGAAAATCACCGATATTTTAAAGGTGGTTTCAGACGTTACGAATATTCCCGAAAACGAAATTACATCAAAAAGCAAGCGCGAGGACGTGGTACGGGCAAAACGTTTGTTTGTTGATTGCTCAAAGAAATTTGGATATTCAACCACCACCATTGCCGACGTTATGCACATAACCACACAGGCAGTGCGCAATCTGTATGCAACGCAAGATTTGCGCAAATTATACAATATTTATTCCCAAGAAATAGAAAAGAGAATAGCAAACACCAAATAGTCAAAAATAATATTCTTTGCCGTACTTTTATCAAAAATTTAAACTTTAAAAATTTTTGATTATGGCAGAGATTTACCAATTACCCGAGACTTCGGGCGGGAGTGCCAACAACGGCATTCCCTTTTCAATTCCGCTCGGCAACAACGGCGGTTTGTTTGGCAACGGCAACAACAGCCTTGCAGATTTGTTTGGTTTCGCAATAATTGCGTCGATGTTTGGCTGGAACAACGGAGGTTGGGGCAACAACGGCGGATTAGGCGGCAACGGAGCGTTCCTTGCTAATCAGTTGAACAACGACAGCGGCAGAGAGTTAATAATGAATGCAATTAATTCTCAGGGTGAAGCCAACCGCGCAGCCGTCCAAAACCTTGCTACAATGTTGGGACAGGATTTTGCAACCGTCAACGCAGCGGTTCAAAACGTTCAAAACAGCCTCTCAGCCCTTGCCGCTCAGCAGGGAATGTCAACATTGCAGGTACAAAACGCAATCCAAGCCGGTAACGCGGCAATTATAAGCCAATTCCAGCAGTGTTGTTGTGAGAACAAACAACTTATTATCCAACAAGGCTACCAATCACAGATTGCAACGTTGAACCAAACAAACCAACTCGGCGCACAGGCAGACCGCAACACCAACGCATTAATGGGCGCAATCAATGCTCAGACCGTCGCAATGAACGACCAATTTTGCGCATTAAAAGAGCGCGAATTGCAGGCAAAAATCAACACTCAGGCTGAAATCATTACACAATTGCGCGGACAAATCGACAACGCCAACCAAACTGCACAGATTACCAACTATGTAAACGCAGTAGTTGCACCGTTGCAAAACAAGGTCGACCAAATAGCGGCAAAACAGTTGCCGACGGTCAACGTTCAGTGGCCACAACTCACAGCAGTAAACACCACACCTTATATGGGCGGCTATCCATACGGCAACGGTTTCGGCAACAACATTTATTTCTAACCCCTAAAATTCAGGATTATGGCTTGTTTAGACGTAACCACCAACGTTCAAGGGATTCCGTATTTGCAAACAACCAATGTTTCGGTATCTGATACGGCGGTTGATTTTGCGCTCGGGTTCCGACGGATTCCGCCGGTTGGATTAATTGCAATCAGGGTTGCAAATTCAATTCCCGACGGCACAACCGACACCTTGACAATAACTCTGACTTTGAACGGCACATCCCGACCGCTAACATTTTTCGGCGGCGCGGCTGTTACCGTTGCAGATTTGGCAGGTACAGGAGTAATTCTCGTATTCAACGACCGTTACAACGGTATTTTGCAAACATTCCCAGTTGCACCAGCAACAGCAGGATAATAAATTAAATGTATAACAATGGATTTTAACTCGTTAGGCAACGGCGCACCGGTTTATGTTTTAAAACTTGTAGACGGCAAACCTATATTTTCCGTCGGTGCACTCAAAAGCAAAATAAACGCAAAAACAAAGTACGGCACCACCGGCACACCGCAATTTTTCAATGCCAACAATGCCGTACAGGTGTTTGATATTGTGGTTTCATTCAGCGGCAAAGGTGATGAAGTATTTACAGATATTCCGATTGCCGCTGTGGTGGCAAACACAGAGGATCGCAAAAACTTTTTTGCAACGTCGCAAAATGCTATTGCAAACGTACTGCGCGATTTAATAACCACATCACAAAAGGCAATTGAACCCGCCGAGATAGAACGACACAAAAATATGATTGCTGAGGGCAGCAAGATAATGGAAAACATCGACACACGCTACGCAGAGGAAAAACGGCAGGCTCGTTCAATCTCTGAATTGCAAAAGAACCAAGAGGCGTGGGACAAACGATTTGCAAAAATCGAATCAGACAACGCTAAAATTATGTCTATGTTGCAAAAACTAACGAACGAAAAACCCGCAAAATTTTAATACAATGGCAGGATTAATCATTATTAACGACGAGGACGGCGGAGGCAAATTGCGCTCCCAAATGCGCGAAGGTATGCGCAGGGGTTCAAGGTCGAACTATCGCACAATGTACGGCGATTACAACAGCGGATACCGTGAGGGATACAAACACGGTTGGGAAGACAAAGAGGACGACGACGAATACGGCGACGAAAACTTCCGCCGCGACAGAGAAAACCGCCGACACTATGTCTAACCACAAACAAAACTAATGTTTAACCATTCAGGCGGCACAAAACACCGCCTGAATTTTATTATTTTGAACAATATGAAATACTATATATCAGAGGGTAGGAGAGTGTACGAAGATATTAACCACGGTTTTTTCTCAAAGGAACTTGCGAAGTGGGCAATATCCAATATGCAAGTAAAAGACGCCGAAACTGAAAAAATGAAAGCCTTAAAACCTCATTCGATTGAGGAAATGAAAGAGGTTTTGAAATCTGCAAATGTTAATTTAAAAGACGATTGCATTTATTCCGCGTGGTATCTTTACAATATGACTTTTGCCGACTATCCTAAAACAATTAAGACCGACGAACAACGAGCCTCGTTTATTCAAGAAACTTTGTTAGACCCTGATTGTTGCCCCGAGGCAGTGTTGGAATGTTTCGTGGCTAAAATGTGCATAATGGGCAAGCCGATATTTTGGGAAAACTATTTGTAACGCTATGATTGAGGCAGGGTTTTACATCGAAAAGGAGATACCGCGCAAATGGTGGGTAATGCTTTATTGTGGGGTTGACACGCCCGAAGATATAGAAAAAGTTTTTGGCGCGATACTATCCGCCGGAGCGGGACGCAACCGGGCAGAGATTGCCGCCGACGAACTCAGCAAGATAAACAGCGGCTATATTTTCACAGACAGCAGTCGGCGTTTTTCTCTTATTGCAATGTCAAGGGCCAGCAATTACGCGCAATTATTCAACACCGTGGCACACGAGATCAACCACCTTACCGCGCACATTTGTGAACGTTTCGGATATGATACCGACGGAGAAAAAGCGGCATACATTCAAGGCGAAATCGGGCAGAAAATGTACCCAGTAATTGCGGAGGCAATCTGCCCGAAATGCAATTGTGGAAAATCACACGTCAAATTTTTGCATTGATTCTTTTTTCAGAGTGTCCACGATTGCCACGTATGGCTGCATTGCCTTATAGTCAGAATGCCCCGTCCATTTCATTATCACCTCGGCAGGGATTCCGCGCCGCAAACATTCAACGACAAAAGTACGACGGGCGCAATGTGATGAAACAACCTCCCATTTTTCGTGTACCGTTTCCACGCGGTTGCTACCGGAAAAACTAACAAGTCTTACAGGTTTGTTGATTCCGGCAGCGCGGCAGCATTCTTTTAAATGCTGATTGTATTTTTGATTGCTAACAACATATAAGGCGAGCCGTTCGTCAAACTCTTTATGTTTTTCCAATATTGCCCTTGTGTATTGGTTCAACTCTATGCGCAAAGGCTCGGAGGTTTTTTGTGTTACCACGTTTATACAACCGTCTACAATGTCCGATTTTTGCAGTTTCTTAACGTCCGAAAACCTCAGCCCGGAGAAACAACAAAAACAAAACACGTCCCTTATATTATCCAATACAGGATTATTTGTAAAATCAAAATTATATAACAACATCAACTCGTCGTATTCCAGATAAATAATTGCGCTATTGTTGCCGTATGCACCTTTCAAACGTAAATCGAAAGTGTCGAGGTTGAAATCGGCGTATCCTTTGTTGTTTAACCACCGAAAAAACACTTTTAATATTTTAACGTTCTTTGTTATCGTGCTATTTTTTTTGCCGTTGTTGATTTCTGAATTAATGATTTTGCGGAGTGATGTTTCCACGTTTGCTCCGTTCAATTCGCACACCCACGATCGCAGCGTTTTATATTTCTTTCGGGTATTTACCGTCCACGATTTCAACGTTTCGGTTTCTGACATAAACTCGTCGTAATATTCCGGCAACGTTTTTTGTGTATCAGTCAACGTCCGACGGCAAAACGCAGCCCGTAGCGTCTCGGCATTTGGTGGAGCGTTTCTCAATTCACAATCAGCAAAATATTTGTCGATAAGTTCCACGGCAAAATTGATTGCCTTGTTTATCTCGGCGGCGGTTTGCCGGTTGTCGTTTCGTGTATTGTTTTTTGCACGTTCCAAATCGGCGTTCCACTTGCTAAGGTTGTAACTTTCAGAAAGCGACAAATCCACGCGGCAGCCGCCGAAAGATACGCGCAGCCTTATTGGGCGGAGGTCGTTTTTTCCCTTTGCCAAATCCACTTTTATCGAATGTTTCATTTAACAGGAGATTTAAACATATTCCCGGTTCCAAAATACAACCATTCAAGGCTCAGGTTAAACCGTTTTACAGTTTCGTATATTACGCGAAACTCTATGCGCGAGAATCTCACACATTTTAATTCGTTGTTGTATACGTATTGTTGCCGCATTGTGCGATAACGGCTCGGCGACGCCTCAATCTTTCGCATATATCCGCTAAGGCTCGGAATTTTGCCGGTGGCCTCTAAGGCGTTCAACGCCTGAAAAAATCGGCGGTTAAATTCGCGTTCTATCTCTATTGTCATTTGTCATATAGTTTAACGGTTGTTGTTGGATTGCAGAAAAACACGCCCAAATCTATGTATTCAGCGTTAAACTTTACCTCTTGCCGTTCGGTAAGATGTTTGTTGATAGAAAAATTTTCAATTTTGTACACCGCGCTTGTGTCTAATGTGGCAACTGTTTCGGCAGGTATGTACATTGCGACCATATAATTAAACATAATAGGTCCAAATTTATCTGCAAATTTGGCTCGTTTTGCGCCAAGTGCCTGTTCAAATGTTACGATGGGCAGGTTTGGGTTTGTGGTGTCTATCTTTAATATCTCGATAGGCAATTCCTCAATCAGATTTTTGTATTTTTCAGAGTGCAATCTTTCGTTTACAATCTCGAAATACTCTCCTTTGGTATAATGCCGTTCGGCAATTTGCATTGTTAATTTTGTCAGTTCAAAATAATTTTCTGTTTTGGGCTGAGAACCACAGCCGGAGACAATACCCACCACCGCAGCGGCGGCAATTAATAATTTTAAGTTTTTCATATTGATAGTTTTTTAATGGTACACTTTATATATATGTAATTTATTTTTCGGTCAATTTGTCGATTAATTTATCAATTTGTTCGTCGCGTTTGGCAATCATATCTGTATATGATTTTCGTTGTTCTGATATTTCACAAATCAATTTTTCCAATGCCGTCCCGAGCGTTTTATCTGAATTAACATTTGATAATACGTTAAAACTTGCATTATTATCCTGATTGTGTGATATAGAATCGCCACCTTTCAACATAGAACCCTCGCCAGTAAGAATCCAAACAGAGTTTATATTTTGGAACGTGTTGCATAGTTTTTCGATAAATTTATCGGCTGGGACTTTGCCGTTAAGTATCTGAGAAAGCGACGATTTTGTGTATTTTAATTTTGCCGCCAAATCAGTGTCATTTTTAACTAAACCTTTGTAAGTTAAATAATTAATCGTTTCTCTTATTCTGTTAAGCATATTAGTAAATGTTAAATAATGTTAAAAATAATAATTATGTTTATATAAATTTGTTTTATCAAAACAAAGTTTATATTTTTGCGTTATAAAATTAAAACGAACAACAAACACGGTTTTAATTTTACAACATACGCGCCAAAGGTAGTAAAATATAAAATATATCACACATAAAACAATGTTAAATTTTTAAAATAGTAAACAAATGAAAGGATTAGAAAACGTAAAAAACAGAGAATTTAAAAAAGTCCAATACAAGGACGGCGGCGTGGTTGCCGAATTTTTCGACGTAGACGGCAACCAAATTACAGTCAAATCGGTAGATGTGCCGCACCCTGATTTCCGCAATGCATTTGTCAGCCTTGCTTATTATCTCAAATTGATTATGTCAATATCGGGCGAGGTTACGCGGGTAGAACCCACAGCCGTGGAATTTAAAGATGGTGATAAAATCGTTTTGCGCGGAGAGGTTCACACCGAATTTGCAGGCACAGAAATTAAAACAGAGCCATTGTCATACGCAGAACTCAGAGACACCCCGATTTCTGATGTTTTTAACGCTATCGACAAAGTAAAAGATGAAACAAAAAAATTCTTATTCGAGGGCAAAGAGGCTCAGCAATCACTCTTTCCAATGCAGCACGACGGAGCCGACGGAGCGAGAGCCCTTTTGTCAATGACTGGTACAAACTAAAACCCCACATAATATGAACGAAAAAGTGATTCAAGGATTTGCATTTGGGATTTCTCAGGTGCAAATCCGACACAAAAAAGAGATTGAGGAAAAAATAAAGGACGTTTTAAACGTCAACTCCTCGGCAGCCTACCACAATTACAGAACCGGCAGGCAGAAACTCAAAACCGACCAAGCACTCCAAATCCAAGAAATTTTTAAGCAATATGGAATCAATCAACCGTGGGGCAGTGCCCAGTGAAAAACGCCTTATTGACGCGACTTTTGGAGATTTGGAACAATGGCTCGATGATTATATCAAAAACGCCCCAATTGTCAAAAAAACGCCCGAAAACAAGGTAATCCGAGGATTAAAGAACATTGCAGATTTTCTGCAAATCAGTACTCGGCAGGTTTCGAGGCTCAAAGCGCAAGGAATACTCGACCACGCACTAAGGCAATCAGGCAACCTGATTTATGCAAAACAAGACGATTTAATTAACTGTATTAATCCCATTAAAAAATGAAAATCAAATTAACACAAATTGAAATCAAGAATTTCAAAGGCATTGCCGACCGTGTAATTAATTTTGACGGAGACGTTACCACAATCAAAGGCAAGAACGGCAGCGGCAAAACAACCGTATTCGACGCGTTTTTGTGGTGTATGTTTGGCAAAAATGCCGAAATGAAATCAGCGTTCAACGTTGCTACTTTGGACGAAAACGGCGCAATCATTCCGGGCCTTACTCACTCGGTAAAGGTTACGATAGAGAAAGACATTAACACTTCCCTTGCTAAGGAAACGTACACGCTCGAAAGAGTGCAGATCGACAAAAAGAACGGCGGCAGCACTTGTAAGTACATTGTTAACGGTTACGACAAGGCAAAAAAAGAGTTTGACGAACTTGTGTCTAAGGAACTTTGTACAGAAAACAATTTCAAGGCAATAACCTCGCCGTTTTTCTTTACCGCGCAAAAATGGCAATCACAGCGCGAAACCCTGATGTCATTAATCGACGAAAGCAAACTTGAAATACCGGCAGAGTTTCGCGAGAAAATCGCAAACTTGAAACAAAACGGCATTACCCTTACTGAACACCGTGCAAAACTCCAAAAGGACTTAAAAACAATTCAAAAAGAAATTGATAGCGAAAACGCGCGTTTGGTAGTGCTTAAAGGTCAAAACCGCGAATATGCAACCGACTTTGAAAGCATTGAAACCCTCAAAGCCGCAAAGGAAAAGGAACTTGCAGAAATCGAAAACGGCGGCACTCAGATTGTTGAACTCACAAAAAAGAAATCACAATTGGAAATTGCCTTGCAGGTTGCAACCAACGAGGCGAAGCAAAAAGCAAACGAGGCTTACTACTCACAATTGAACGAACAAAACGCACTCAAACAAAAATTTTCACAGGCACAACGTTCCATTATTGCAGACGATACGAAAATCAAGGATTTAACCGCCGAAGTTGAGGAACTTACAGCATACCGCGACCAATTGAGAGCAAACCACAAAGAGATTTTCGAAAGTCAAATTCAATTATCTGAAAATGATTTTAAGTGTCCAACGTGTGGACGCGAGTTTGAACCGGGCAAAATCTCCGAAATTCAAGCAGAACTTACAGCCAAATTCAACGCCAACCGCAGCGCATTGTTAAAGGATATTGCAGGAAAAGGCAAAAAAACAAACGCAGATATTGAAGAAAAACAATTTCTTATTAACGAGGCACAGGAAGATAAAGCAAGATACATGGCAGTTTGTAAAGAAATCAATACAAACCCATTATTTACCGCCGAACTTAAACCGGTTGCCGAAGTGGCAGATACCGAGCAAATGCACGATTTGCGCCAACAGATTGCCGACGTGGCAGAGCAACTGAAAAAATGCGAACTTGCCTCAGAGGTTGAACGCCGCAAAACGGAGTTAAAACAAACCATTGCAGACTTTAACCAAAAACTCGGTTTGAAAACCCTGATACAAAAGAACGAAGAGCAAATCGCAAAATCTGAGGCATATATCGAAAGCGAAAATCACGAATACGCAGCCACAGAAAAAGAGATTGCCGACCTTGCCGAGGTTCAAAACACCATTAACGCAGAAATCGAGAAACAAGTTAACGGACTGTTTAAGTTTACAAAGTTCAAACTTTTTGAAACGCAGGTAAACGGCGAAACCGTCGAGACGTGTGAGGCAACCGCCAACGGCGTACCATACTCAGACCTTAACACCGCGGCACGTATCAATGTAGGACTTGATATTATCAATGTTTTGTCTCTCAATATCGCTGTTTTCGCGCCGATTTTCATTGATAACGCCGAAAGCGTTAACGAGATTCTCGAAACCAAAAGCCAACAAATCCGCCTTATGGTATCAGACGACACCGAACTCACAATCCAATAATTAATAGTTAAACATTTAAAACACAAAGAAAATGGCAACATCAACAGGACTTCCGGCATTAAAAGCAATGCTGAACACAAACCAAATCAAAGAACGTTTCAACGCCATTTTGGGCAAAAACGCCCCGGCATTTATTGCCTCAATAATCGACTTGTACGGCGACCCCCAAATCGCCCAATGTGATAACAACCTGATTGTTCGCGAATGTTTAAGGGCAGCAACAATGAATTTGCCCATTAACCGCGCCCTTGGTTATGCGTGGTTAATCACATTCAACACCAAAGTTAAAGAGGAATACGTCGATGAAAAAGGCGTAAAACAGACCCGAGAAACAACAGTCAAAACCCCGACTTTTATCCCGTCATCAACCGGCTATGTGCAATTGGCTATCCGTTCGGGGAAATACAAAACAATCAACGCCGACAAGGTATATGAGGGCGAACTTGTAAAAGCCGACAAACTTACAGGCGCAATAGACCTTTCAGGAGAGCGCACAAGCGACAAAGTAATTGGTTACTTTGCTTACTTTGAGACAAACGAGGGATTCTCGAAAGCCTTGTATATGACTGTTAGAGAAATGGCAGAGTACGCAAAAAAATACTCTCCAACACTCAAATTCAACACAAAGGTTACAGTCGAGAGCCTTATGAAACTTGCAGGCAATTTGTCGTCGGGGCTCGGTTGGCTCGGGGATTTTGACGCAATGGCGAAAAAAACGTGTATACGCCGCATTTTAAGCAAATACGGCATACTCAGCACAGAAATCCAAACCGCGCTCGAAAACGAAAACGCAATTGAAAACAACACCGAAGCAC